GTGATCTCCCCCGTACTTGCGAAATCCCGTAATGCACGGATGTATTCTCCCGTTGTTCCCCCGTTTACCAACTCAAAATAAGAATCCAACCACGAACCACCACCGACGGAATAATTCCCGCCGCCACCACTGAAAATCGTCTCCGATGAACTGCTCCCATTTGTCGTATTGTTCGACCATTCCGCCGCCGTGGCGAAATCCGTGGTTCCCATCACCCATGTGGACCCACTGACCGTGCCGGGAATCTCCAATAAATTCAGATTGAACTTGTCATTCAATATCTCCCAGGCACCGGATTCCACGACATATTTACGCCCCCCCGTGGCCGCGCAACTGATCACCGAGTTTAGCGATAACCCCGCACCCCGGAAATATCCCTGCAATAACTGACGGGTCGCACCGTGCAGGAACACCATCGAATTGAGGATCAGATTTGCAAAGGTATAGGTATTCCCACCCGAGACAAAGGCATCAACACGCGTTCCCCCATGCGTCTGCCCATTGTAAAACATCCGGTCATAATTGGCGATGTCAGGGGCTGAGGTTGGCAGGATCGTTACCGCCTGCCGCTCGGTGGCTCCCGATTTCATCGAAACATCATAACGGTAGGAATCGGGATAATCACTCCATGCGATCGGGTGAATAACGACATCGGTGAACATTACGCCCTCCAGGGTTTTATAATCCTCCTCTATCAACCCGTACAGATAGACGGTCATCGTACCGGAAGAAAGCGGCGGGCGGTCGGCATAAATTTTGAAATCCGTCCATGTCAACCCCGCAAGTGTCCCTAACTGCTTGTGTTCAAAATTTTTATTTGTAGTTGACCAACCGTCTTTTTCATCGAGATACCACGTTGTCCCACCGTTGGTAAATTCAATCCTCCCCTTTATCGTGACATTCGTGGCCTTCTTCCCGGTCAACCCGCCACCCAAAAGGAGAACGACATAACCGATTGCACAATATTTAAATTCAAGTAAAAACCCCTCGCCATCAACGGCGGTATAAGGGAATGATTGTTTTACCCATACATCCGTAACTTTTTCCGCATTGACGGCGTGTTCCCCGGCAATTTTAACATAACTGCCCTGATCTGCATTCCAAACCGTCACATTCCCCGTGGGCGTGGATTCCTCCCAATGATTTAACCCATCTGAAAAATCATGGTTGTAACAGAATGAAGGTCGTTTCCCGTGTTCGGAAAACAATTCCATCGACGACCACGCGTGTTGCATATTCAACTCTACCTGCCCGATCGGGTAGACATCCCCCGCGCCCATAGGAGCCAGGGCGAGGGGCGTTTCTGCATCATCGGTCACGATATAACCCGGCCCCTCCACATAATCGTAAATCTTCGGCGCGGTTTCGGAATCCTGCTCATTTCGGCGGATCAACCACATTCCCCCGTGTTGTGTGATGGTGGCATCCGGTGGAATCATTTTCTCCAACACCTCGTAACAAGTCCACCCCTGGTAATAATCATCGGAAAACGAAACCTCGAAAAGGTGGGTTCCCCCCGTGGTGGTGGCATTGTACGCCACACTGATCTGTAATTCAAGCCCGGTGTTTTTCAATACCTCCCTGATCACATCGATGCGCGTGGTCTTTGTTGTGGGGGTGCTGACAACCGTGTAAGGGTAATTCTTCAGCAACCCTAACCCATCGGTCGCGACAACGGCCACATCGTAAGGCGGGTCACGGAATGCCTCCCTGTATTCATCGCCGATCAGATACCCCTGCCATACCACTGATTCATTGATGAGCAGTTGAACTAAATATTTGCGCGGGTCCGATTCAAAGAATGAAAGGTATTCAAAATCTGAATCCGCCTGGATGGAAAATGACAACGATGTTCCGCAAATGACCCCCGCATTATCTTTGGTCATGGTGACACCGCCGCCACCGAGGAATTTATCTTCTTCAGTTCCGATGAAATCCTCCTCAAGGATGTAGATTTTGACATCATCCTTATATTTCACCGTTTCGGCGTGAAGGCGATATTTGAGACCGTATGCCATTTATGTATTCTGTTTGCGGGAACTCTCCGCGTTTTTGTAGGCGATGAAAATATCTTTATTCCGGATCACGGTTTCACCAACAACCTCTACTTTAATTGCCGATGCGTTCAATCCTTTCAGTTGCGGTGTGTTGCCCGCGGATCTCAGGTCGTATGTTCCAGTGCTGGCGCCGGAATAACCACCGCCACCGCTTCCCAATTTTGCCACCCCGGCTTTCGCTGCCGTACCCAAAGCGATCAGGGCAATACCGGCGATGGTGGCAATAGGCCCGGAGATCGTCGCCAGCGATGCCTTTAATGCCTCTATCCCTTTGCCGACCCCCAGAAGGATCACCCCCAATTCAATCGCCAAGTTTGCGATTGGGTTCATAAGGGCCTGCGCTACCTGCGCCATTGATCCGCTACCGGCGGCAAGGTTCCCGAAAGCCTCAGCGGCACCGCGGGCCATATCTTCAAAGGCAAAGCGGATCATGTCGGCCACCCTCTCCCCGGAAGCCTGGATCTGGGCAAAGTAACTTTCAACCTCCGCCGTGTTTTCGGCGATCATACCACTCATGTCGCCGAGGGTTTTGGTGTCAAGTCCTGCCGATCCCGTTACACTCGCCCCCTGCCCGGTAATCGATGAGGCGGGGGAATAGGTGCCGCCATATTTTAGATTCCACGTTGATAATTCTGTGGTCTTTTTTATCAGTTCGTCAATTTTATCAATCTGGAGTTGCAAGGCGGTCACTTGGGTAGTGATACCGGTAATATCTTTGTTCTGGGCCGCAATCGCCTGCTGCTCTCTTTTGAGGGCGGAGAGTTGTTCCGTCAGTTGCTCATAGGCGGTTTTTATCTTCGAGGTTCCGTCGGTGATCGTCTTTACTTCGATCTTCTTCGCCCCGGGGAGCGTACTCTCCCCTTCTCCGTACATCCCGGCATATTTACCGGACCACTTCTGAATATCCCTGTACGCCCTAAACCGATCAAGTTGTTTTTTAAGTTCTTCATTTGATTTAAAAAAGTCTTTTAGGAAATTGCCGTACCCGGTCAGGTACATTTCAACCTCCGTTAACACGTCGCTGATCGTGTTTGTAAACACCGGAGAGGTGGCCAGCGATGATTTGAAATTTTCCCACTCCGCCGTTACCCTTTGTATTTTTGTGGCGCTAGTGTCCAGCAGTCCGCCGTTCTTTTGCAGATATTCCTCCGCGATCTTAGAAACGGCCTCCGTAACCTGCCCCACCGATGCAGCCTCCACGGATATGCCACCCAATTTTTCCTTCAGTTGAATCGCGGAAATGCCCAGGTTGTCAAGGATGAGCGCCGACTTCCGGCCAATACCCCGAACTATTGAGTCTACAAGGTAGTCAACAGACTGCCCCGTGTCCTGCGCCATCTTCGCGGCAAACTCAAAAAGATTACCCAACTCCTGGACCGGGAGTCCCAGGGTGTTCGCGGAAACGGCCATCTTCATTAACTGAAGATCAGAAACAGTTCCCTTTACCTGATTGCGAAGGTTCTGTAAATCTGCCTGTGTCGCTATTTTATTGAATGCCGTAGCAACACCTTCGACTTCCCCGGATAACTTTGCGAGTTCTTTTGTAAAATTGATAGCTGCTCCCACGGAAAAGGCAATTCCAAGAGAGGCGGCGAAATTGGAAAATATATTTTTCGCCCCCTTCTCGAAACTTTTGAGGTTCTTCTTCGCGTCATTCAGCCCTTTGTTGAACTTCTGGGCGTCCGCGTAAAGCATCCATTTTAACCTCTTCTCTTTATCCGCCATTTGAGAACCGTTTCATAATTTCCTCGTTGTGCTTTCTTATCTCATCATCCGTCATCGGCTTTTTATCGGCCACGCCGTCACCATCCCACGGGAATTTCCACAATTCGCCGGGTTTAAGGCGCTGCGATTTTTTGATCTGGATATTGAGCAGGTCGGTGGTCTGCATCCGGAAAAGTTCGGCGATGAATCGCTGATCGCTGCGCTTCTCCCGGTAGTAGATTGTAAGGGCGTCGAAGTATTGCCCGGGGAGCATATCCCAGAACTCCGCAGGGGATAGGCGCAGACAGGCGATCCCCATTGCCAGATATTCGGATATTTTTTTAGGCTCCCCATCATCTTCACTCTCTATTTTTTTTTAACCTTCACTGCCCCGACCGATGAACTTATTTGCCGGTAGAAAACTTCGAGGATGGGGGCAATATCGGTAGGGCCGATTAAAGCACCCAAGTCGTCAACCGTAAAGGGCAGATCCCGTTTCTCTATCCGCGCTCCCTCGGCAAGCCCGCAATGGATCAGGGAGGTCAGGACCTTTGCGTTTTTACCGGCGATTTTATCCAGCTCCGCAAATTCAACACCCTCCACCTGCTGAAACCTTCCGATTGCGTTCCAGTTAAATCGGATCAGGTAATCAACTCCGTCGATCTCTAAATAGTCGTTCATGGTCAGTTCTTTTTAAAATTATTAGGAAGCAACCCAGACACTCCCCTGTGTCTGCAATTCGATCGAGCAATCCGCATAATTCTCGGAATCGCTGTTAAGGGTGAAATTTCGGAAGATCGCAAACCCGGAGGCCACGGGAGTACTCCCAAAAGTCATAACAAAGGATGACCCGGATGATCCGGCGCAACAACTCACCACATCGGCGAAATTCAGCCACCCAGCCACGGTGCCTTTCATCACAAAGGCGTTTACAGAAAAAGTCCCGTCATGTCCGATATTGTCTATCTGTTTCACGCCGTTGTCGGACTTCATAATAGTTTCCTCACCTTTACCGGCCAGGGTGAAGGTGTCGGAGGTGGTTCCGGCTATTTTCTTTCCGCCCAGGGCCACCAAAACATTATAACCTAAAACTTTTGCAAGTGCCATATCTCTCTTATTTAAACGGTTGTAACTGTGGGGGCGGAGGTGATCTGCAATTCCACCGAACAATCAGCGTAATCCTCTGAGTTGCTGTTGACCGTGCAACTCAGGTAAGTGCAAGTCCCCGTAATCAGGGGATCCCCTGAATCAGAACCCAATGCCAGGGCATAGGTTCCGGTCGTGTTATCCCGGCAGGCCGCCAAGACCGACGCGAGGCCGAGTTCATTAGCTCCTTCGGATCCAGTATAAACAAACGCGTTAACGCTGTGGGTACCTTCGTAGCCCGCATTCAGGTACTGCGTTTGCCCCTGATCAGATTTTTGGATCGCCTCTTTGATTACCCCGCCACCGGCGAACGTGTCGGAGGTCGTGCCTACAATCGATTTCGTACCGATTTTCAAAGCCACCTGATAACCTTTTACTTTTGAGTGTGCCATTTTATTCGTTTTCTGTTACTATTCTGAACTTTAAATCATTCACATGAACCGATGCCACCGCATCATATCTCTGTTCCGCCCCCTGGAAGTGGGCGAAATCTATCGATGTCCCCTCGCGCATGTTATCTTCCAACGCCAGCACCCCCGATATAATACCGGAGGACATATTTACAACCGTGTCGAGATCGGGTGAAACGAGGGAAACCGTAACGTCGTAATCATACCCAACGATTCCGGATTTGTCCCGTAGAGGCGTAGGCGAGGCGTTATATACGGCAAAGGGGGTTTCGGCCTCTATGTCACCTATCAGGGCGTATGCCTCGCAAACCCCGCTTATTGCGCTATGTATAGCTTCTAAGATCATGCGACTTTTGTCTGTTTGAACATTTTGTTACTCTGCTGGTCCAGGAACTTTTCAGCGTCTTTCAGCAGATTGGCTTCCGCGTATTCGACCACCTCCCGAAAAACATTGTCGTAGGACTTCTGAACGAACCTCTGCGGACGGATCCCCGCCAGCAAATGCCGGGGTCTTCTGACCGGCTTCTGGAATTGGTGCGTAGGATCGCGCCTTTCCAATGTTCCGTAATTAAGCCAGTATAGGGGATAATAAGCGTCGTAATTACGCCCATCCCGGAGTTGTACCATCACCCGCTTTGTGTAGATACCGGTTTTCACGGCAGGGAGGGACCTCATGTTTTTCGTGGTGATGGCCTTTTTTAGCTCTGAAACTTTCTGGGGGAGGTTCTGCTGCACTTCCCGTTCCAAAGGTTTTGCGGCGTTGCGCAGGGTTTTCTGAATGGGCCGTTTCGCAACCTTCGCCGGGAGCTTGCTGAGTATCTCCATCGTTTCGGCGACCCCCTCAGATTTTACATTGATATGTATTCCGTTTGGTTCCATCACCCCACCACTTTATTAACGCGCAGCCTCATCCAACGGCGCCGATTCAACGGTTCAATGTCCACGATGGCCCAATAGTCGGAATCGATTTTCACGCGGAATGTTATGTCCACGGTGCTGATGTAATGCCCAAGGATAGTAAAAGTCCCGTCCCACGCTATCCGATCAGCCCCGGCACTCTCCCCACCGGCATAGCGTTCAATGCCAACCATCGCCTTTTGATGCAAGGCATAGGTTTCCTTAACATGGCCGTGGCTATCCTTCACCCGTGTGGGCTTGTGATACTCCGCGTATGTGTCAAAAACCTTTTGCTTTTCCATCTTCGTTTTTCAAAAAAGCCCCGCCCGGTGTGGACGGGGCCAAAACCAACTAAAACCAACCGCTATGAAAACCTAATGAACTTTGTAATTTCTGAGTAAATATTCCGATACCGTGGGGAGCTGGCGAACCGTGTCCCCCGGATTTTCGTATAGGTGCTGAGTGATCAGAAGAATGGCCGCCCGGACATCGGCGGGGACCGTCGCAGGGGAGGCGTAACCGGCCACGTACCGGACTAACCCGGCCTTCTCCGTGGATCCCGTTGCGACCGGAACCGTGGAAAATTCGACCTTCTGGGGGGTGGTGTAGTCCAGGAATGTGTAATTGCCGGTGGCCAGCGTTTGATATTCCGACCCGTCGAAATAGCTGACCGACGCTACACCCGTTGCCGGGGAGTAATCCAGATCAATGACCGGGGTGAATTTTTCAATGGCCTGTTCAATCGTATCACCGCCGATCCGGAAGATCTGACCCGTGAACTGCTCCGCCGCATTACAGGCGGCCTCCATCAGGATTTTAAGATTCTCGTCCTTCTCCGAGTGGTAGATGCCCAAATGTTCCTTAACCCCGGAGATCGTGACCGGGAGGACTGTGCTGCGTGATATGAACCGGCTTGTTTTCATTTCGTTTTCCTGGTGCGAACCGTTTTCTTTTTCGTGGTTTCCTCTTCCCTTACATAGGCTTTAATAACCGGGATCTCCTGCATGGTTTCCGGAACCGGGATGGCGTTACCGCGTGCGATCAGTTCCGCAGCCCTTTCGTCTGGAATCTCCGTGGTTTCTCCCCCGAAATACGCCCACCCTGGAATCGGCCTCAAGATCTTTACTTTCATCGCTTGTTTTGTTGTTCTTTAAATAGGGGGGCGGAGTTGCCCCCGCCCCCTGGGGAATATGAAAGGATTTTGGGACCGCGTTAAGTGGTCAAGGCGTCGAGCATCGCGGCAAAGGACTGAGCGTGACGCACGGCGACATCCCACCATGAATGTATAAAGACATTCACCTGTGCCTTTTTGGCGGCGGTGTAGGGATCCACGATGATGTCAAGGCCGTTCCATTGCCCGATCATTAGGTCGGAGAAATTTCCGAAGATGATAGCCGAGCAAACGCCCGTGGTATCACCTTTGTTCAGCGTCGAGGGAACCTGCGTGGTAACATAGGCGGGATAACCCATCAGGGTGTTTCCGTTTTCAGCCCACACCATCCGCTGATCATTCCCCACGGCGGTGCTTTTCAGTTTTGCCCGCACTTTGGGATTGGTCAAAAAGGCCAGGGATCCAAGGTCTGCATTATCCACAGCGACTTCTCTTTCCAACGCCACGATGTTCTCCCAGGTGGGGGCGGCTCCGGTGGTTCCGCCGGTCACGCTACCGATCCCGGAGGTGGCCAGGATCCCGGTCGGTGTGCTGGCTGATCCCCCGTAAATAGCGGCGGAATCCACACCCAGGGCCACGGCATTGATCATGTCATTGCGGAGAATGGCCTCCACGTCGTAGCTGGACTGGATCAGGAGCTGTTTGCTCATGGTCTGGTAGGCGGTCAGCCTCTTCGGGG